GTTGAGTTGATCAATCTTTGCTTCTTCATTACGGATGTCCTGATTTATTAGTCGCAAGCTGCGTTGAAATGTACCATCCAGCATCTGTCGCCACCCAGGCTCAGCATCGGGATGCGCGACTAACGTGCGACCTGGAAGACTATCACCAGTATCGGGGTCGGCAATTATCGCGCCGGTAACAGCACCACCTAGTGTGACCAAAACATAACGATCATTTGTTGGGGTCAGCCCGGTCCGTGCATCAAGTTGCGATTGCAGCTCACCTAATGTAGGAGGGAGTGTGGTAAACAGCTCATGATCTTCGCCTGTCAGCGGTGGGAATTTTGCCAACAAAGATGCGTCGGACAGAACCTCATCCGTAAGGTACCTACGGATGCGGCCCGTACGGGAACTATAAATCACTAACGCCATCGTCCCTCCAAAGCAAAAAAGCCAGATGTCGCGAGACGTCTAGCTTCAATCGAAAACTGATGAGTGGTAGAGACTAAGCCAAGATCTTCTTGTCTTCCTCCTCGGCAGAGGCTAGGTGAGCGAAGGTGCTCCATTGTCGGCTCTTATCCCCTGACCAGTTCTTCGCTTGCTTCGCAGCCCGCCTCAGCCAAACAGTTAGCTTGGCTGCATCCGTGTAGTGGAACTTAGCTGTAAGGTCATCCAACGTGAGTACAACTAGCGCTCCTTCAAACGCTACCTTCCAGTTAGTCAGGTTGGCTGCATTCCCTGAACGCCGGTACTCATGATGCATAGGGACGCCGACATCGGTATGATCGTACTTCGCCAGCTTAGCCCACAAAGAGGGGTTATTCCCCTCGTGCTGCATTGCTAATTTGGAGGCTCCCTGTAGGCTGGAGCAGATCTTGAAGACAGTCTGATAGTACAACCGGATGTTGTTGCTGCCCAATTGAAGTTGGACCAGGTCAAGCCCTTGCTGGACATTGACCTGCTCCGCTGTGAACAGATCCTTCATGCTATTCTATACCAGACTTAGTCTAGCGAGATAGCAAGCGCTGAGATAGCGAACTCCGGTGTTACGCCGTTGTTAACGACAAGATCCGCGTCCAGAGTTGAGAAGATCTGGAGTACGCCTGCACCCGTGAGTGCAAAGCCCAGACCGACGTCGGTCTCTGTTTCCGGTCCCGAGGTTGAGATTGGGAAGGTAATCGCGGCATCGTTCGTAGCCGTACCCGTCGCAACTGTCCATCCCGCCACCGACCGAGCAACTGCTTGCCTGGCGTAACCGGTGTAAGCCGCTTCGTTGTCCGTCTGTAACGTAGACGTATCCGAAATGGCGTTGCCAGTGTGGAGTGAGATGTGCCAGCTACCTGCGCCGGCTGACGGTAGCAACCCGCCTGCGTCGCCAACGTTCGGGGCAGCTACGTTCGTGAAGATAAGATCAAGGAGGTCGTCTTCGAAGAGGTTAGTAGCGGACATTAGCTGTTACCTCCCAGACCGGCGGCTGTCGCAGCCCGAGCCGGTGTAGCTTTTTCAGCCACTAGAGCAGCAACCGCTGCGTTATGCTTGGCATCCTCCAAGCCTTCTCCGGTGATCTCGGCAATTGCCAAGACCTCGTTTGCATCCCGCGATGCTTTACGCGCCGCCGCATGTTTCTCGTTCGCTTCGGCCTTGACTTTCTGCACCGGCAGTCCGGCATAAAAAGCAGGGTAATCCTTGTCACCCTTTTTCTTAAGCCGAGCCTTCTGCATCGCCTTTCGGGCTTCAGCTACTGTCTTCGGGGCAGCCATATCTTTCTTCTCCTTAACCAGTTGATCGACACAAAAGTGTCGCTTGCCAAGTTACATCACGAACTAATGAGACCCGAAAATCTACTGGTCCACAAGTGTGCGGCTAGGAAAAGAGGATATCCTTCTTTGTCCACGGCTTCAGCCATTCACGCTGTTCTGCGGTCCATGGCTGACACATTCCACACTCAGTGAAGTCTTGCTTGATTTTCCGGGCCACCACATACTGTAGACCAATCGGCACCTGTGTAACGTCAAAGTCATCTATCGGATCTTCCGGACCGGAGGGTGCAACCGTCACTGGATACCCACCCGTATAGGTGACTCTGAACCCGTCTGGAGAGAACTGGTACCAAGGCTTTCTCCCCAGCGGTAGTATTTGGGTCGTAATGTTTGAGCTGCCGTGGATGGTCACTTGTCCGGTCTCGAAGTCCACCCTATAATCCTCCGGGTCGACTAGAACGGAGTCGGTATCATGGCGACCGTACATCGCCCAGACTATTTCAAAGAACGCCTGGTCGTCAACAGGAGGATTCAGCCAGAGGTATTGCGGTACTGGGTCAACTCCATCGTTATCGTAGCTCTTGAAGAACTCCACCCTCGCAGCCAGGGAAAAAGATCGGCGTGCCAGTCGTTCGACTTCTTCGGAAGTCTGCTCGATTATCGCTTTGAGGTCGCTGTCATGGAAAGTGTCAGCTCGGCCGATACCGAGCAAATCTTTCACTCGAGCCCTCTCTGTTAGCTTTATAGTCATTTCTGCGGTCTCTTAACCTCTGCCTTAACAACCGAGCCACTTCAACGAGTTCGGTTACCTCACTTCTGAAATCAGTTGACCCTGAGTACAGATATCTGCCTAACGCAGTCACCAATTCTTTAATGACCGCCGGCACGTTACCATCAGAGTACCCTACCTCGTAGGAGACCTGGTATTCGTCCGGAGGCATCACTTTGATAAGGATTCCGAACAACATGTCCACCTCATCGTAACCCACTGCCTGGCCAGCTACTTCTACCTTCGACACTGGATAGTGTACGAGCTTGGTCATGCCTTCGTCTAAAAAGATAAAGCCCATAAACCGACATCGGCTTACAGGCTCGTCTACTAGAATTCCCGCAGTTCTCTTGGCTAACTCTAGAATCTCCGGTATGGGCTTGGCGTTCTCACTGGGCTTGAGGTCTTTAGTGATCTCATGCTCAGTCGGATATGCGTTCGCTCTCAACGCAGTGGTTAATCAGCGTTGTAGGCGTCGCTGATTTCCTTCCGCTTGGTTCCACTGATGGTCGGGAGGTCTTTCTCCCTTAGAGCTGCGTTGAGGACATCCATCTGGATGTAACCCTCGCTAGTACATGCCGCTCCACCGTCAATCAGTTCAGCGATAATATCCCCGTAATCCTCGTCGCTCGGTCCATCCGAGGAAGGTGCTTTTTCCGTTGTCTTCTCTGCGTCTTCCCTGGCCTTAACAACCGAGCCAGCCTCTGGTCCCGGTGCGAACAAAGCGGCATCCACGAAGTTAGGTAACTCACAAAGCTCTTCTGCCGTACACTCGAGATCGTCGAGGTTTGTAACCTCACCCGTCCCACCGAGAGTGACCTCACCAAACCTGGTGTTCACAACCTGAGCTCGTCTCTTGAGGTGGCGAACCTGTAATTCCTTATCGCTCACGTTCTTCTCCTAAAATAGAGGGCGGTACCTTTCGATACCGCCCCCGTGACTCCCTTGCCTAGCAACCTTTCGTTGCTTAGATGTTACCGATGTTCTTGATGACGATGTTCTTCTTCGGAGCGAAGACGATCGGCGTTCCGTAGAGCAACTGCATCCAGCGGATTGCAGGTGATACGACTGCGAGGTTCATCTTCATCATCGGAGCCAGCTGCCGGAAACTCAAGCTCTGGTTCGTCATGTCGAGGATCAACCCGATGGTCGTACGGGGTCGCCATTCGTTCAAGTCCGTGAAGACTGTCGGAGAGCTGTAAACCCCGCCAGTTTTCGCCCTGGGAATTGACAGGTTGGTGAAGAAAGTTTGCGTTCCGTCCACCTCTGTCCGGTAGATCTTGTACCCCGTTGAGCCGAATGTGCCACCGTTGTCCGTGATGGTAATATCGACCGATTCTCCTGCCGCCAGAGTCTGAGCTGCCGTGGCTGCCGAAGGAGCAGACTCACCAAACTGGTTGACCGCAGTCACCTGGTAGATGTAGTCACCCGCATCAGCGGCGACGAACTTGGAAAGCGGATTCGCACCGATACCGCTTGCTCCGAGACTTGGAGCAGCTGGGGCTTTCGAGCTGGTTGGAGCAGCTGGGGCTTCAGATCCTCTCTTGACGAAGACGTCTGGCTCAAAGCCAACCTCGCCGACCAGCGTTCTCCACCCTGAGAGCGGAGTACCGCCGATACCGACTGCAGCACCTGGGCTAGCCCAGCGTTGCGAATCGTGATAGGCCTTGTCGAAGTCAGTAAAGACCTTCGAGTTGGAGAACATCTTCTGCGGGATACCGAAGTTATCCACGATGATCTGTGCAGCGTCGTTCAGGGTATCGCCATCAAGGCCCGCACCTGCGAGGTCAATGACATTACCACCACCCTGGATGATCTGCTGGGTCAGGCTCGTGAACTCCAGCGGAATGACAGCCTCATCCGCGTAGTAGAGAGCCCGGTTAACCTTGCCCATGATCCAGAGCGCACCGTTCTGCGTCTCCTGCCCGATAACATCGGGTGGAACTGTTCGAACCAGAGTTGCCGGGTGATGGACCGACCGCGTCGAGCCGATGTACTTGACCTTCTGGTCAGCACGCTCGTACGTGGTATCCTCTTCTTCCGGTAAGGCGCCTGAGGGAACGAAGCCGCCACCGTCAGTACCGTACTCGAGCAACCGGTTGTATTCCTCAACCGTCGAGAACGCTTCCGTCTTGGCGATCAGATTCCACAACCTGACGTGTTGCGCACTGTATGTGAGCAGTTTGAGCGTTGACTCAAGCGACTCTACTCGTAGTGCGTCGAATCCGACTCCCGTGGTTGGCTGACTGTAGCCTATTTCGAGGGCCTTGCGAAGTTCCGCAAGCTCAGCGAGTGTAGCCTCACCGAAGCCGTCATCTTGTGTGAGCATCTGCTCGAACATTTTCTCTTCTCCTCTGACTCAGTACGCGGCTAAGCGGCTTTGGCCAACTCACCCTTGATCTCTAAGAGATCGGGATTGCTAATCTGGCCGGTTGATTCAAACATCACAGCGGCGTTAACCCAACGTCGCTGATCATTCTGATCCTCGGTGCTCTTGGCGAGACGCTCCATCGTTGCAAGCACTGCCTTGCGGTTGATCGGATTCTTCTCGTCTACTGCACCCGTCTCGGCGCTCTTCTCGAGAACATCCTTCGCATCGGTGGTAACCTTCGCTTCCGGCTTCTTAGCCGGTTGGCCACCAAACTCGGCAATCTTCTCACCGAGGTCGTCAAGGCTCTTCTGGAATTTCTCCAGAACTGCGATGATCTTGACATCCCGCTCAGCGGCCGCGGCGACTGATTTCTGGAGAGACTCCAGACCGTCGTCCATGTGCGCGCCCAACAGGCTTGTGATTTCAGAGAGAGCAGAGCTGACGTCGAGGGCCTTCTTCAAGTCCTCCGTAGCGTCTTCTTTGATCTTGTCAGCAGCGCTCTTCTCGAGCTTTGCTGTTTCGACCGGATCTTTCGCTTCCGGTTCTTTCTCTTCGGGCTTTTTACCCTCGAGATCAGAGAGGCTCTTGAGAAGATCCTCCTCAGTTACCGCACCATCAGCCTTAACTTCCGGTGTCTTGGTATCTTTGTCTTCGCCGCTCATGAGCTAAGCTCCTCTTTCCAGTTTCTGCATGGTGTACTGAACAAGCTTACTCGCAAGCTCGTACGTGAAATGCGGTCTTTTTCTAAGTACAAACAACACCGCTTCGTCGTGCTTCATCGCAGGTGGCTGTTTGCCATCCGCATGCTTTCGTAACTCCGTCACCACATCGCGGGCAATGGATAACGATAAATCTGAGGGGAGTGTGCCTTCAAGTCCTGAGATCGCATCATAGGCGAGTAGGGACTTCTTCAAGCGGGCTACTGTAGAAGGGTGTGCCGGCGCTGGTGTGATTGCCACACCTCTGACAAAGGCCTTGACTACATCTCCGTTGGCGCGATCTCGTGCTACGGCGCCATCAAGGGAAAGTCCAGGCCCGACCGCACCAGGCGGCACAGACTTCAGGAGAGAGAACGTCTCCTTAGCATTGGGCATATGTCGATACAACTCGCCCTCTACGTAAACAGTTGCGGTATCTGGGATGGTTCCCAGAGTCTTGCGTAGTTCTTCAATCCTTCCCGTGTTCAGAATCTCACACTTGGTGAGAAAGCCAATCTGATCCGATGGCTTGCGGCTGTGATCCCAGTTAACGTAACCCCGTTGCGAAGCGTAACTGACATCGAGAGCCTTCCGGAGAATCTTGTCTCCTTCTACGTCCTCTGACTCATCAGAGGCGATACCTGCAAAGCGCCATGGAGCGTCGTCGCTCTCTGGCTCGATGGCCTTCAACATCAAATTCAACCCCATGAGGGGTTGATCTGGAAGGTCCAGTGCGGCGTCCAAGTCTGGAAGGTTGTCGAGCATCATTTGGTTGGTTTCAAGTGGAATCGTACAACCAACCAACGAATGAGAAGACAGAAGTTACTCTTCAGGCAATCTGGGTAGAGAGTCCCCGTACGCTCGTTTAACAGCATTGATCATTGCAGTGAAGTGGGCCGGACGGTGGCCGTGATCTGAATCTCCTTCCTGCTCCTCAAACAGCAAGTCTGGATCATCCGATATTCCACATGAGTTCTTCCTCAAGGACTTACCCAAGGAGTCTGCCTTCGCTTCAGCTAAATCCTTCCTCGGCCCAAGGTCTTTATCGTCCTCTCTGTAGAGCACACAATAGCAGTACGGGTGGATAGGGCCGATGGTAAACTGCCATGCGATTGCCGGCACATTGATGTTACTGTTGCCTCGTACCTCTCCCAACCTGAATCTCTTGAAAGACCCATCTGTATTTAGAGTGATACGGAGACAGTGACGACAGGCAGAACCTCTAGGCACTTTGTAAACTATTTCGTCATCCGACGCTAGCGATACCTGCCCGGTCTGGAAATACGAGTTCATCTCTGACTGTACCAGTCGGTCAATGTCTCCCTGCCAGAGTTCCGAGCTGCCCTCCATCCTATTCAGGAGGTTCCTCAGAGCTGCACTCCGCGCCGCTGCAAGGGCTGCCGCATCAGCAAAGCTAGTGCTCTGGAGAGTAGCTCTCCAGGCCGTATCCGCTATGGCTATCTCAGCGCGCATCCTCGCTTGCCACGCCTCCGATCTCCCCTGTAGCCATCTCTCAGTGTCAGTCTTCATCTGATTGATGACGACTCGATCAGCAGGAGTCAGAACTATATTGTTCTCGGTTATCCACGTAACCAACTCTGCCTCAGACATTCTGCGGATAGCGTCGGTACCCAGGATATTAGCTGCCTTTCCTGCGATGTAGGACGATTCGAGGAAGGTCAGCCGCCCCGCTGGTGTCAAGCCGAGGGCCGACTGAGCTGCTTGAACTACTGTCTGGCCCAACTCCCTGTTGATGGCGTACACAGTGTATGACGAGACCACCGCCGCGATAATGTCCATGATCCGCTTTTCGGACTCACGATCAAGCAACATTACCGCAATATCTTACGGTGGAATCGTGGGCGTGTCGAAGCTGGTGAAGCATACTTAGCAAAGCCTCTGCCTCGCCTGGCCCCGCTCCGAGGAATCGGTGAGATCGTACCAGTTGGATGTCCCCGAGATCCTCGATCTCGACATTCATCCCGCGCGATCGCAACGAGGATAGGGTAGGAATTGACAAAGCTGTCCGTGCCTGGTGAGGTAGCATCTGTGCCCGTTGTCGAATCCGTCGTGTAAATGGACACAGCCACCGTTCGGTCTCCTCTGAGAGGCCTCGCTCCTTAACCCACGTCAACAAGTCGATGATCTGGGTCTGAGCCTTCGGGTGCATGTTCAATATGCTCATCTTCTCGTACCTTTCCATCTCGACTAAGATAGATCTCCAGAACCTTTCTCCACCAAGCCTTAGTCCACCTGGGGAGATCTCGAGCAGCTCGATCTTGTGCAAAAGCCCAGAGATTCGACTGCATTATCCAAACTACGTCATCCAAGGTTCTGGTGTTTACCCTTATGCAGAATTTGTCCTTTCACCTGCTTAAACTTGTTATCTGAATCAACAGCACATCCAAGATCGACGCAGGACATCTCTATAACGACCTCACTGGTCGCCAGATACTGCGCCTTTTGGTCTTGACGCTTTTGATGTTGAACCGGTAACACCCTACAAAACACTTCTGGAGATCGTACGACTGGCATCATCACCACTTCGTACATCCCCTCTAAGCCCAACGCCTCAGTTGAGAAGATCGTCCCGATCTTCGACAACAGATCAAGAGTCACCGAGTTGTCTGCTTCCCGTTCATTATAAGCGGTGTTCTCTTCTCGAACATCGCCTCTGTGTTGCTGCTCTCCGCGCATGTCCACCGCGAAGTCTTCAACGTTGATCGCATCTGGGTCTACGTGGGTGTACGTGTGCTTACCGTACCCCATCTTGTCAGCATCCCAGGCCTTTCTCTTGTCATCAGGCATACTTTATTATACCGTATATGATCGCTATAATCCCCCAAAGCAGAGCCGATAGGATGAGTGAGTTCACGAATCCTCGCGGTGCGTTCAGGGGGTCGTTTGGGTCGTATTCGTCCTTCAACCAAAACATGGTGTTACCTCGCTCTTACTTGCTGATCTCCTTCCAGTTTCGCCCCGTTCGGACGTCTACCTTGAAAGGCAGGAATCCAGGTATTCTTTCATCAAAGGCCGCTTTCGCCAATTCCGTGGCTTCAGCCAAAACTTCATCTTTCACCATGAAGATCACTTCATCGTGCATTTGCAACGCGAGCCGGGCTTCGTCGAGCGAGAAAGCTCGGCGGATCGCTTTCCAAGATTTAACTTGTTTGATCTTCAGAATCTCGGCTGCGGTTCCAGCATTATGGTGGTGCCAGAGGGTTTTCGTCAGTTGGTGTTTCTGACCGCGCTTCGCAGTCTTGATTTCTGGCAGCTCACGGACTCGACCGAACTTCGTTATCGAAACGCCAGTTTTCTGGAACTCTCGGATCACTCGTTCTTTGTACTCGGTGGCGATCGGCGCGCGCTCTTCGTAAGCCTTGATTATTTCGCTTGCTTCGGCTTCCGTGATTCCAAGTTTCTTGGCAAGCACGAACGGCTGCATCAGGTAAAGAAGGGCGAAGTTTATGGTTTTGCCAGTCTTGCGTTCTTCACCGCGGAAATCCATATTCGGGGCGGCGGCCTTCACTTCGTTAAACATTTGCGTGTGGAAATCCTTGTCGTCAGCGAAGGCCTTGATCAAAGTCGGATCCTGGCTGAGGCTGGCCCAAGTTACGTATTCGGCTTGACCTAAATCCAAGCTCAAGAATTTCCAGCCGGTCGGAGCTTCGATCGTTTCACGAATCTCGACGATACGGTTTTGTAGGTTGGGGCTGTCGCACGAGTAACGACCGTGCGGAGTTCCGAGCTGGTTCCAGTTACATTGAACTTCGCCGGCGAGTGCAAACTCTTCCCATTTTTCCAGTTGCGAAACTCGCGCTTGAGCTTCTCTTGCTTCGAGAACTACCGGCGCAAGCTCGTCACCCATTCCGGCCAGAGCTTGGAGCGTTTCTTTGTCGCAAGCCGGGGTTCCTGACTTTTTATTTACCCGTTGCGGCGGAAGGCCGCGCTTCTCGAAGAATTCCTTAACACAATCCGAAGGAGCGTTAGCCCGAAAGTCCGGATTGTTTGATTTGACCTTTGCGTCGGCAAACAGGCGATCCCGATTCCGAACCGCCGCATCCAGATTCCGTCTCCAGATTTCTTCGTTAACCGGCAGTGGGGTTTCGTTCATCTCAAACGTGGACGGCTCCAACTCTTGCTCGATTCGATGGGAATTCGAGCCGACTGGCAGCGTCACGTTGAACTTCGGTATGTCTATTTGCGTCTCCATACCCTTATTATACCTTATTTCGACTTCTTTGTCAAGTCCTTCTCTCGACCCAAGGTTGAGTTTGGTGACCTGCCTCACTTTCGTAGGATCTGCAATCAGTCTCATGCTTCCACTTTCTAGCTTTATGCGCAAGTCAAATCCGTCTATCCGGTTCACTACACCGGGAACCCACTCGCCCTGAGAGTTTCTGACCTCAACTCGTTCTCCGAGTTCGTACGATCCGCCCGGATATCCTCTGCTGCGATCTTCCTCTTCCACTCGTTGGCCTTTGTTTGCTTCTCTGAAAATAAGGAAAGGACTCAAGCTCGCGATGTTAAACTGTTCGCCGACGCCGTCTTCCTCTGCTAGTTTAATACTCTCGCGAGCTGCTTCGCGGAATTCCTCCCGCCTAGTCTCCCACTTCTCAAGTACCTTGTTCTTTCGATCAATTGCCGCCTCTTCCAGATCTTCAGCCCGCTTAAATCGCACGTGACTCCGTACAGCTTTCGAAGCCTCCGCCTCTGTCGCCCCTTCCTCACGCGCAGCTGTAAATAGTTTTGTCCAGATCTCTGCACGTCGTTGTGCCTTATTTTCAGCAACTGCCTGAACACGCTCTTCCTCCGGTGTTGGAGTTTCCCAAAATAGTAGATTGAAGTCCTCTTCCGTGAAACGGCGGGCTAGTTCACCAAACGGTTCTAAAAGGGACGGTAGTTTGTACACCACATCTCGCACCAACTCTCGTGCTTTCGTCTCTATCGGAATACGATCAACGAACTCATCTGCGTCGAACGGCAATGGTTCAACATTACGAGGGCGGTGCACAATCATGAGCATTGCAGGAATTCCCGTGATCCTGGCAGCTAGAAACTCTTCAGCTCCCTCAATGAGCGTGAAAGCTGTGATCTTAGGGTGCTTGATAGCGACTGGCTGAGTTGCTCTTTTCCCGGATAACGCATCTCGTAACTTGAGGGTGTCAATAGTTGGCAACCCTACAACCGCAGAAAGAGGTACTATTTCTTCACGTCCTTCCCCGTTCAACTTCGCTGTTCGGTTCTCACCACTTTGCAGCTTTAACTCACCACCATCGACTGGCATACCCAATAGGAGCATGTTGGCGGTCGTCTCCCCTAGTGCCGGGGTCAACGGTGCTCCAAACTCCAGGCGCCGGTTGAAGTCAGTGACGGCTCGTTCCAGGAGGCGTTTATGGGGGTCTACGTTCTTCATCAGGGCGCCGGTCTTGGTTGACCTTTGAAGGGTTTCGTCGGCATCAGTACCTGTCCCAATCAGTTCTTGTTCTTCTTGATCCGGCAGAGCGTTCATCACATCGCGCTCAATTACCGATAGTCCTACTGCGCGGATTCGTTCGAACTCTTCAAGGGCTTCTGTTTGCCACAAATCAAGTACATCAAACGGGAGTTTGCTACGCCGGACTTGGAGTTCTGGCATTATTGATCAAGTTGCCGCTCAGCGTCAACAAGCCTCTTTCTGGGGCCTTGAGCTGGCTGAGGCTCTCTTGCCCCTCCAGCTTTCGCGGCCTCTGCTGCTGCTCGCTGTGACGGCGATCCGAAGAAGAGTTCACTCAGTATTGTGTCTCCACCCTCAATCTCTTCAAGTCCTAGCTCCGCTCTGACTTCGTTGATTGTTCGGAACGACTTGACCTCTCGTTCCCTAATCTCCGAGTCTTCAGCTCGTTGTCTTTCCATACCAGCAAACTCTAAATGGTATCCAGGAGCAAGCTGGCTGACGACTTGGATGTTCAGTAAATTGGACAGGAACTTCAGTAGTGGCTGCAAGCCTCTCTTCTGAGACATTGTCTGCTTGGCTTCAGCACTTGATTCGAAGGTAGTTGACGCACCTACAGCGCCAACCTGCCAGTTGATCTCACTCGGATCCATCTGGAAAGCAGCGGACGCTTGCTTGACCAGGAAGTTTAGCAGCTCTGAATACTCGATGTCTCTATTCGAACGGTCAAGCTGCACCCAATCGATGTCCCCATCTTTGCCTATCTGCAAAACCGGAGGTCTCCAGTACTGCGCTGCATTCCGGATGGCCTCTCTGAAATCTCTCCGGAAGGTTTCCATCTGATCCGGGGGTGCGTCACCTTTGACAACCATGATACCCTTCGAGGTACCACCCTGAGTCAGCTGGCCAGCATTGTACTTCTCAGCGTTGATTATCGTGGACACCACCCTAACCAGAATCTCCAGTTCCGGCATCCCGTAACCAGCATTGACCAGCGCCGTTGTCGGGTTCCTGACTCCGAAAATCATCTGCTTCCTGGTGAACTCGGCGACGACTCTATCTTGCAGCACCTGCGCGTAAAAGAGAGTGTCCTCATTGGGTTGGAAGTACTCCAGACTCGCTTTCAGCTTCCGGATGGTCGCGGAGTCAACTGCTACCAGATAGGCTGGGAGTCCGTCTCTCCTTGGGACTATTTCCGCGCAAGCCTGGTCCAGGATCAGGCTGTCCCTCATGAACTTCCTGGTGAAAGTCTCTAGCAGATCCTCTCCGTGTTGCGGAGTTCCCGCCGTGAGAATCCACTCTGTCAACTCTTTCATGACCGTGGGATCACCGGCCTCATTCTTATCAATCTTGGTGATCCGGAAGCCGATATCGTAGGGGTCTTGCTGGGGCTGGCAGAAAGCTGCCATCTGGTTAATCCGAGTGCCGATGATAGACCCAATGATCGGGTTCATCGCCATTCTTCTCAGATCAAAGAAGCCTAGACGCTGGGAGCCTACTCCTGTCCGTCTGTTCATGAAGTCAAAGCCCATGAACATACTCATGGGATCGAAAAAGACCGCTTCCGGTTGACCCGCCGTGTCCCTGGCTTCCTTGATCGCCTTCTCAAGATTCATTTCAACGATCTGTGCGCCGAACTGGTCGCCAACCATGTGGCGGACTCTTTGACTTAAGGTTGGCTGCATAACTGTATCTCTTAAGAGGCTTGCTTAAACGTACTACTCGTTAGTCCCACGACACTTTGAACTGAGCTTCAGACTTAGCGGCACAAGTTGCGTGCCACATGGCCATCACTATGTCATCATGGAACGCTTCATTACCGATCTTACCTCGACGCTGACGGACTCCGTTGAACTCTTGAATCAGAAGGTCAGTCTTCTGACGATCTAAGGTAGTCTTATACGGAAATCTCCAAACCCCGTTCTCGAACATTGGTCTAAAGCTGAGGATTCCGTTCTGCAGAGACCCTTTGTTCGAATGAGTAACCGTATGACCCACCAACGGTAGCGCGGTCTTTGCGAATAGACTTGTATACACTCCTTGGAACACGTTATCTTCCAAGTATCCAAGCGTGACATTGTACAGCTGACACCATAACTCAATCTTATGGATCTGTTCCTGCATGGAGGTCACTCTAGCCCTCCAATAATTCAGTGGGATAAACTCTTGTGAGACCTCGTCCCAAAGAACAATGAATAAAACCGTAAAGTCCCCGTCGAGAGACC